CTCTGCTAGAGATACAGACGAACACTTTAAGATTAAATCACCAAAGGCATACAGTGGTGAAATACTTGACTATTTTACTCAAGATGTAAATGGTGGCATACCATTACCTTTTAGCAAGTTTGAGGGTTTGTTTAGGGTAAGGGAACATGAGGTATCTATCGTATCAGGTTACAGTGGGCATGGTAAATCAGCATGGTTAAATTATGTGATACTCAAGATGTTAGCAGAACACAAGTGCCTGATAGGTTCTTTTGAAATGCAATGTAGGGCAACACTAGGCAGAATGTTACAACAAGATTCAGGGACACAAATGCCAACACAGTTAGGCATAGATAATTTTTTAGATAAGATAAACGATAACTTATTTTTATATGATGCAGAGGGAGAAACTTCTCCTGTAAAGGTATTATCAGTGATTCAGTATGCTAAAGAAAAGTTAGGGGTAGAGGTCTTTGTTATTGATTCATTAACCAAGATAGGTATTAACAGTGATGATTATAATAAGCAAAAACAATTCTTAAATCAGCTATGTGTTTGTGCTAGAGATATTGGGGTTCATATATTCTTGGTAGCTCATAGCAGAAAGACAATGAATGAGATGGGACAACCAAGTAAGTTTGATGTAATGGGTTCTAGTGATATTACTAACCTAGCAGATAATTGTATTACAGTATTCAGGAACAAGCAGAAAGAAAAAGACATGACAGATGAGGGTGCTAATACTATGGAGATAAGTAAGCAGTATGATTGCTTTGTGCAAGTGAGTAAGCAAAGACATGGCACAGGTTGGGAAGGTTCGGTAGGATTATACTTTGATAATAAATCTTTTAGATATGGGGAGAGACAATTTGGAATACAAACAAATATCCGTTAATGAATTTTTAAAACAAATGAAAAAAACATTTGGGCAGTTTGAATATAGAGCAACGAGTAAAGAGGGAAAAGTATTTAAGTCACAAGGGTTTGATAAGCAAAACTTATCAAGGTGATAAGTAAAACAAATCAACATAAACTTGACGAGCTACTTTTATTGTGTTAAGGTAGTTTAACAGTCAATAAATTATTGATTGTTGTTTTAACTGTTCATTAACAATTAAAATTTTTATTAACCTTTAAAAAGAAGGAAACATATTATGGAAATAGATATAAACAAAACTTATCAAAGACATTTTGGTGAGGACAGGGGTTGGACACAACCATTTAGAATAATTAGATTTGTTCGTGGTTCAAATAAAACAAAAGCCTATATTGAGGTATATGAAAAATCAAACAAGGCTTGGAAGCAAAAAACTAAATCTTTTGTGTTGTCAGAAATAATTGCAGATAACAAATGATTGGGGTAGGGGTGGTAACACCCCTATTTTTTTAATAAATAGTTTGACAAATAAAATTAACAGTAGTAAAGTATATTAACTTTTAAAAAGAAAGGAGAAATACAATGAGTAAATCAAGCGAAACAGCACTAGCAGTATATCAGGAACAGTTTGAGCAAGACGAACAAGCTAGAGATATGCAAGAAATGTTAGACCAACAAGCACACCAAAAAGAATTAGAGATAAAACAAGCCTATCAAAAAGGTTACATTAAAGCTCTAAACAATCCACCCGCACGAGGTAAGTTTAATTTAGATAGATTAAATGAAGCTATCCGCAGACTAAATGAATTAAACAAGGGGGTATTATGAGTAAATTTCAAGAGTTAAGAAAGATAGATGTTAGTAAATACACAGAAAAGAAGGGGCGATTTTCATACCTTTCTTGGAGTTGGGCGGTGGACACACTGCTTCAGCATTGCGAATCAGCAACATGGACTTATGCAGACCCACTGACATTACCTGATGGTAGCATGATGGTATTCTGCACAGTCAAAGCATTTGGTAAAGAGATGACTGCACAATTACCTGTATTAGATTTTAAGAATCAAGCCATTAAGAATCCTAATGCTATGCAATTAAATACAGCTATGCAAAGATGTTTAGCAAAAGCAATAGCGTTACAAGGTCTCGGTTTATATGTCTTTCAAGGTGAAGACCTCCCCGAAGGAGATGTTCTGGAACGCATAGAGAACATTCATAAAGAGCAAGGTATCAATAAAGCTAGACAATACTTTAACGGACTAGATGAAGCTGATAGGCAGTTATGCTCTCCATTTATTAAAAAGTTACAGGAGACTAAATAATGGAACAACGGACTGATGAATGGTTTAAAGCTCGTCTAGGTAAGGTCACTGCTAGTAAGATACATGACATTATGATTAAGACTAAAGTAGGAGAGTCTACTTATAAAACAAAGTATCGTATGCAGTTAGTGACTGAAAGACTAACAGGTAAGGTTGTGCCTATGTTTATGAATAACGCTATGGCTCATGGAGTAGAGTATGAAGATGAAGCCAAGACTTGTTATGCTAATCATAGGAAGTTGCTAGTAGGAACAGATGTAAGAGATGTTGGCATGATAGACCACCCTAGCATAGATATGTCTGGTGCTAGTCCTGATGGGTTAGTAGGAGATGATGGATTAATAGAGATTAAATGCCCACAACCTATGACACATACCACAACATTAGAAACAGGAGATATAAATAAAAGATACATACACCAAATGCAATGGCAAATGTCTTGTGTTGGAGACCATATTAAGTGGTGTGACTTTGTGTCTTATCACCCTGACTTTCCTGATGATTTAAAATTATTTATCAAGAGAGTGCCAAGAGATAATGAGCTGATAGCTCGTTTGGAAGAAGCAGTAAGCACATTCGTGCAAGAAGTAGAATATAAAATTAAAACCATAAAGGAGAATCAACATGGCTGAACAGTATGACAACACAAACAGGTTTGCATTATTCAAAAATAATAAAACCAAAGATTCACAACCTGACTACACAGGAACAATTACTTTAGAAGGTGGTAAAGAGATGTCCTTGAGTGCATGGGTAAGAGAATCTAAATCAGGTAACACTTACATGAGTGGACAAATGCAAGAACCATATGTGCCTGATAATAGTAACGCACCTAAAGAAACAGTAGCACCTAAAAGTTTTGACGAAATAGCTTCAGATGTTCCTTTCTAGCATGAAATATTTATTGCTAGGAATGATGTTTAACTTACCTGTTCTAGCAGATAGTGTGTGGGAGAGTGATGGTTCATTAACTATTATTGAATCATCAGAACCTACTTATATATTTATTGATAGTTCAGGAGATGTTCAAGTAGAAACACAAGTCTCAAGTGATGAGCCAACATTTGTTTATGGCAGTGATGAATTAACAGTTTGTCAGCCAACAGGACAAGGCTCTATATGTTATTAACTAGGGGAGTGAGATAGGGGAGGAGACTCCCCTTATCTTTATTTATTCATGACATACATTGTTACTTCAAAGCCAAATCTCATTTCAGTAGCTGATGGTTTTGTCCACATAATTAAGTTCCTTGTTGGTTAATCAAGCCTTGATTTTAGTTGAAAGGTAATAATAAATATATAGAACAATGTATGATTTTATACTAATGATTATAAGGAGTAGAGATGAGTGATACGATAAACCCTGACCATTATAAGAAAGGGGGTATAGAAACAATAGAATATATGGAAGCCAAGATGAGCAAGGAAGAATTTTATGGCTACATAAAAGGTAATGCTCTCAAGTATATTAGCAGAGAGGGTTTGAAATCAGATAAATTAACTGACAAGATAGATGACTGTAAGAAAGCAATATGGTATCTTGAACAAATGATTAAAGTTCATCAGAAAGATATAGCTGTATTAGAAGCTAAAGTAAATCAAGATAAATGGATAGATGACGAGCTACATGACGAAGACTAACAAACAAGAAGTGTTTTTGTATGGAGAAAAATTTGTTTGTCATAAATGTGGTCGTGATGCTATGTTCATGGATAGTGATAAGAAATGGTATTGTTCGTTTAATTGGTATGACATAAAGGAAAATCATGGTATTTGTAAAACCGATAAAAATAAACAATCCTAAATGCAATGTTTGTAAAAAACCAGCCAAGATACATTCTGATAGTAAGTGGTGGTGCAGTATTAAGTCAGATATTGGAGAGTTTAATTTATCAGGTTTTTGTAAGGAAAAGAAATGAATATCAGTTGTCCTAAATGTAAAGATGTAGAAATGATATGGGGAAATGATTGGGACAATGATGATGACATGGATAGTAAATATTTAATATGGAGTCAGTATAGTTGCCCAAAGTGTGAAACGATAGTTAATGTATATTGGAGTGAGGAAGATGGCGAAGGGAAAAGAAGCACTAAAAAAGAATAAAGATGAATGGAAAGAACATCAATTTATATATGATGGATATAAATTTACAATGACTTACAATAAAAAAGATTTTAATATTGCACATGAACTAACAGGAAGGATTATAACTAAAGGAA